AAGTAATAGCGGCTCCAGAAACTTTACTAGCGGTTGTAATCTGAGCTAATTTTGTATCTGCAAGCGCAGCGTTAGATTTAACATTAGCGTTCTCAAGGTTCCCATTAACCAAATTATAAATAGTATCAAAATTTGTATTGTGTTCAGCGGCAACGATTGTTGCTCCTGCTGAAAAAGTGTAAGTTTTACTTACAAGACCCATAACATTCACTCCCTCTATGATGTGTTTCGGTATTATGATCTTTAATAGATTTTTTATAGTATGTATCTCTATATTCTTTCTTCTGTTCTTTAGTCCAATGCTTTAAACAATGCTGTAACTCAAATTCCCAACCATCAACTTCTGATTTCATTAACTTTTTGTAATCTTTTTTAGTTAAAGTTTTAGCACATGTATTGCAAAGAGTAATGGTCATTTGAGTACCATCATCTAAAGTCATAATCATCCCGAAATAATTAGGGAGAAATCTTGTAATAATGGGTTTCCCGTTTTGGTTTGAACCATTGAATTCAGCTACTTCCGTGTAGCAAAGAGAACAAATTCCGGGAAAAGCATGATTTACGTCAAATTGATTTTTCATTGTAGTAAAAAGAGTGTCATGGTTGTTGCCGCCTCTGAACACTTTAAATAAATCGTTGTGCTTGTCCAAGTGGTCCCGCTATCGTAAACAACGCCGGCTTTATCGACTTTGATAACTATGTAACCAATGGGAACGGCACCGAGAGTATGAGAAACTGAGAACTCTGTGTCGGCATTTGCGGAGGTAACTACTTGGAATTCTCCGGATATATTTTCCCCTCTATACCCATCTATGCCGCCCCCGAAACGGATTCGCCCTTTAAGACACTCAAATAACTGCAGAGTATCTTGCTCTAATCGGCGGATATTGGTTTTCATATCTTGATTCTCATTATAGTTATAAGTCTTTACTACTTTCATGTCGCACTCTCTAAATAAGCGGAAATCCCAAATCCGTTAATTTTAAATGTTTCGCTTTCAACTGCGTTCTCAAAGGATAATCTAAACACTCTACCTCTGCCAGTTAGGTCTACTCTGTAAGAAAACCCTCCGGATCCAGCATAAGTTGCCGTTCCGTATACTCCAGATCCGTAAGCCGCAGAAGAAGACGCTAAAGAAATAGTCTGCGAATATTGATTCGCTTCCTCAAAATCGAAAGAGTAGCCAACGGTCAAGGTTGAATTGCTATATGTTGGATATATAACAACTTCTGGAACTCCTTTAGTATTCATTAAATCATTAAAACTAAACCATTTTGTTCTGTAGTAAGCATTAATTGCGGTTTTTACGGTTAAAGGATAATCGTCTGTGCCGGTATTCATCTGATAACAATACCCGGAATAATCTGAGAAATATATTCTTTCTTCATTGCTAGTATGAACTCTTGCTATAGCATTGCAAGAAGCTCCAATATATTTAGTCCATGCTTTTGTATAAAAGTCCCATGTAAAACCAATAGTGTTTGTAGACCCGCCAGAAGCAGCTAAGAAACAAATATACTGATTCTTTTCCATTAAAAGAGAAGAGACGGCTTTTGAAAAGCGACTCTTACTTACATCGGTTCTTAATGTATAGTTAAGATTATTGGAGATCTTTTGGCTATTAGAGCCATCAAAATAATAAAATCCATCATAGGAGAGGAAGATAAGCCCATTATTTACTTCCTGAACGCTATCTCTTGCTATACAGCCAACGTGGGAGGGGGTCTTGGCGAAAGTAAAGGGAATATCGGTATCTCCTGTGAAAATACCAATATAAATCGAGCGTTCCTTGAAAATAACGAGCTTATCTCCGAGGGATTTAACGCAGATAATATCTGTACCATCATTTTTATTAATATTTACCCAATCAGCGGAATCCCAAGTAGCAGGATCTCCAGCTGCAGACCAATATAATCGGCTTGAGTATAGAGTGCCGCTTACTGTTACATTGGCAAGAAACATATATTCCGTCCAAGACTCAATACAATAAGCAGTAGTAAGTCCTGTCGGAACAGTCATTGCAGAGGCATTGCCAGAACCTGTCCATTTAAATGGGGCATTAACGCCATTGGTCCCATAAAGAATATCTCCATAAGTCCTAAACTGGCACTGGTTATCTTGATCAGCGGTAAAGGTTAATGTTCCAGTAATAGCATCAAATGTTCCGTCTAAACCATCCATTTTGTAGAATTTATTTCCGAAAACTCCGACTAAATAATCAATACCAGATGAATTCTCGTAAAAGAAAAGTCCATTTCCGGAAGTACCAGAATTGACTGCGGAAGAATTAAGATTGAGATACCCATTTCTTTTGGATATTGCTCCCCAAATATCAAGTTCAACATTTTGGAGAGCAGTTGCTTCAAAATCCTTTACAGCTAATGGACTAGCGGAAGTATTTAAACCTCCGTTATTCTCAAAAGCGTTAAAGGTATTATATATCCCAGTAAATTGATTGTTCATAGAACATAAGGTCCAAATTTTGAGCCGGCTTGGCTATACCGAGCCTGAGAATGAAATGATGGAGTTCCCCGAAACCCAGGTTTTTGAAGTCTTGGAAGCCAATCTAATTTATCTGCATTTTTCCTCTTTAGGATTTTTAGTTCATCTTGGAACATGGTAAAGAAAGTTGTAACATCTCTTTTGGATTCTTCTCCTTGCAATTTTGCGGTCGCCAAGAGAACGATTGCTTCATCGAAATCCTGACCAAGTTCATGAATATCATCGTCATTCACAAGTCTTTGGACTTCTTTGTAAAACATGATCTTAATTTCATATGCTTTGTCCGGAGACGGGAAAACTTGGATCTTCTTGTACATCTGAGAATTAGCAGTATCTCCGGTAGGAATAACAGCAATAGAATCCGCAGCAGAATTAGCCGTACAGGTAATCCTTCCCGTTGTGCTAGCATCTTTTGTTATCCTGTCAATTTTAGAGAATGATTTCGTACCGGCAACACCAGAAGTCCCGTTCAATGTGATAGTTTCACTATCAGGATAACTACTAACAGTTCCAAATACCGTTACTTGCTGGGAGGTGTCTGCGGTTGAGGACGATACAATCGTAATAACCGAAGCAGTTCTAGGTTGGTTAATAACACAATCTTCGCCCCACATCATGTAAACTTCGGGAACATCTGATTCGTCAAAGTCAATTTCTTTCTCAAGAAAGGATCTGCTTGGAATATAATTCATCACAAAAGGATAGTTGTTTGCTTCATGCCAAACAATAGCCGGTTTTGAGGTTTGGATAGGAAGATTGTATTTTTCCTGTCCAAGAATAGAGAAAGATACTCCCGCAGCAGTTGACCCATCAAAATAGGTAGTCATTGTCGCAGTATTTTCTCCGGTAATTGCGGCAATTTCATATAGTTGCGATGAGGTTCCGGACGTTGTAAATTTAATTCTACGCCCAATTTGAACTCCGTTTGTGATTAAATTAGATCCTGAAAAAACCAGAGATTTGCTATCAGCAGTAACGGTAACGGTTCCAGTTGAAAAATCAGGAACTGTCTCAAAAGAGGATTCTCTTCTTAGGGATCGCCAGTTCGTTTCGTTAGCAATTCTTAAAAGCGAAGCATTAATAAGATTCTTTACGGCGGTATCGAAATATGTTCCTCCTTGATTACGGGTTGCCCTTCTTTTTACTTCTTGTTGAAGATCGTAAAAGTTCATAGACATATAAGTTATCTCCTAATAACTATTTTATCAGAGAATTACTTTTATTACTTCGGTTCTTTTTCCTCTCGCTTTTTCCTGCCACCGGCAACTAGAAAAGCTATGACTGCAATAGAACCTGCTAATGAACCTGCTACACTAGGAACCCATGGAATTGGACTCGCTACGCCAGCCACAGCCGTAACTTGCTTCTTAACAGCTTCTGAGCGTGAAACAGCCATATCTAGGCAAGCTTGGTCATTAAGACAGTCATACATATCAACTTTTGCTTGTTTTAAAGCAGCACATCCACAAACGATTAAGATAAAGCAAAATACAATAAGGGTCTTTTTCATTGGGGTCGCTCCGTAGGAGTTGGGGTATTCCACGCAAGGTACTTACTGATAAGTTTAATAATCGGGAGAACGATATTATCGTCTTTTAAGGTCGGGGTTAACCGAACCACAATAGACGATATGAAACACAAATAGGTAATAATGTCCAAAATATCTTTCCAGTTATCTTTTAGGAAATCCATCACATCCTCCTGTTAGCATGTTAGGTTCAACTACTTTATCAATATATTCAGTTAATTTGTCAATTCGTTCCATTACGGGAAATGAAGCTGTTTTTCTTGCTTCTTTAAGTAGCGAACACATCTCTCTGAAAATGTGTCGCAACGTAACTTTTGTAATACAATCACGCCGCATTTCTTCCTTTCTTTGCCATTTCTTGGATTTTCCCGTAACTATTTTCATGAATTGCAAGTAAAGAACGTTTTATATCTGCGTGATCCGTTGTGACAGATCTTTGGAAGTGTTCTGATGTTGATGTCATCTTATTAAGAGCTTCAGTATTATCAGATATTGCAATAGAAACTTTTCCTATACTTTGGTAACACATCCAAAACATTAAACAAAAAGCGAGGATTGGAAATCCTACACGATCAATAAATATCATTATTATTTTTAGCCAATAAGGGATATTTCCATTTAATGTTACGGGACCACGTTCTTCCATTTCAACTCCTAGTCTATTGTTAGAATTTCATCAAATCACTCAGCGTTCGGTTCTTCTACGGGTTCAGCCGTCTCAAACTTCGGGGCAAGAGAGTTCGCTTTGCGGAAAGTATCAATGCTGACCTGTGCCGCTTTCACAGCGTCAGAGACTTCCTTGATTTGATTGACCTTGGCGTTCTCGTACCGTTCCACCAATACGCCGACCCAATCCTTCACTTGCTCTTCACTAAGACCTTCAGGTAATCCGTTTACTGAAATGTCCATTTACTCCTCCTTTGTTATGAACCTGCCACTACTTTTTCTGCGTTATTATAATAAAGATGAAGCCCATCGGCTTCCATCCAAATCATCCCATTTGTGAGCGTCGCTGGTGCGCCCGCTAAATATGGGATTTGTAAAGGACTGCTAAGAAGGAAATAATCTTCATCTTCCTTATAGGTGATTTGTCCGTCATTCGTATCACCGTCAAATACGATAGCGGGGTCGGCATCGGCGTTATTTCCTACATATAGGTCGCCCGTTACCCTTGTTAAAGGGCTTGTTAGCCTTATTCCTGTGGTAGCGGCAAGGTCGAGGTAGCCGTCATTAAGCGAATCTATATATTCATTACCGTCAGTCTGGGTAAAGTAAATCTTATCTTCAACAAGTAAACCATCGGCAAGAAGTGTCATTTTCTCGGTAGCACCTATCAAGAAATCTATACCATTTGTGCCACCTCTTAAATTAAGTTCATCTGTGGCGGTTACCACATCGGATTGAATGTCTAATGAAGTGCCTGTGAATTGGATTGAAGCATCATCTCCAGCACCAAATACAAGCTTGTAATTATCATTATTGAGATACATCGCAGTCGTACTGGTATTTCCTATCTTGACTGTGTTCGCTCCCTTTCCTATCGCACTTGTGCCGATGACAATTTCATTTGCCGAAGTTGTAGAAGCTGTTCTTGCATTGTCTCCAACGATAATTGAGTTATCTATTTCTGTGACGGTACTTCCGTTAGCGGACAAGTTGCCTGCATAATACCCAATGGCAATGTTATAAGATGGAGATGTATCAGTCGCTAATGTTCCAAACCCTATTCCGATGTTACGAGAACCAGATTGAGCCTTCTGCATCGCATCACGCCCGATGCCTATGTTATTGCTGCCAGACTCTAAATACAAAAGTGCCTGATATCCAAGGGCGAAGTTATTAGCAGCTGTCGTACCGTGGTAAAGAGCTTTATACCCAAGAGCCACATTATAATATCCTGTAGTCAACGCACTCAGCGAAAACGCACCAATACCTGTATTGTACGATGCGTGAAATGTTTCAGTAGCGGTAGCACCCATCGTGAAGTTACCAGCACCCAGCCCCAAAAAGACATTATGCCCTAAAGGCGTAATTCCGCCCTCATTTAGCCCATACTCAAAGTCGTGAAGAAATCTGGAAGTTTCTTTGTATATTATCCCTTTCTGATTGGCGAAAGTCGTGTATGGTAGTGTTAAATTCCCAGTTCCCGTGTAGTCGTTGGCTTCTATGTCGCCTGTGGTGGTGAGGTTGCCGCCATTAAGATTTACCACTCCAGAACCGACTACTTTGGGGTCAATTATCAGATTTGTTCCGTCATAATAAATAGAAGCATCTGCCGCCGCACCAAGTTTTATTACATTATTGTCAGAGGTTAATCGTAGGTTTCCTGTAACTTCAAGTTTTTCTGAAGGACTAGTTGTCCCGATGCCGACGTTGCCAGAAGTTAAAATTCTAATTGCTTCTGCATTGCCAGAGTAAAGAGTTGAATAATAACTTGCCGAATTGCTACCGATTCTAATTTCTCCAGTGTTTGTATATGTTTGGATTCCGCCTCCTCCGCCAGCAACGTCAATAAAAGAAAATCCTGGATTTTGAGAACCTCCATTTGCCTGAAGTTTTATTTGAGGACTAGTTCCAAAAATATGGAGAGCTGTTTCTGGTGTCGTCGTCCCGATGCCGACGTTGCCATTAGTAGTATCAACATTCAGCACATTGGTTGTCCCATCAGCTTTCCTAATTTGAACAGCAGTCGTAGAATCAGCTGACGGGTAGAGTATGCCTGACTTAATGCTTCCTAATGTAGCAAGACCTGTGGTGGTGAGGTTCCCCGAAGCATCTATCCCCAACTGTCCAGTAGACCCTGCGTCAAGCCCAGCAAGGAAGTTTGGTGCGCCATTGATTATGTCCTGCGGAGTGGTTTGATCGATCTTTAAGTATTCACTATCCATTTGGCTTTTACTTAACGGTAACCACTCCCACGTCCCATCAAAAGGATTCAATCTGATAGCCATTAGAATAATCCCGTTCTGTTATCCCAAGCACCATAAGCGATCTGAATTCGGGTAACATCAGATCCGGAATAAGTAAATTTGTAAATTTTCCAATCTAAGGCAGTTGTCGCTGCCCCGCTAGTTGGATGTAAGCCAACATAGTCGGGAGCAGCGTCATTCGCATCATAGCGAATATCACAATAAAAACCGCTATCGGTTAAAGTCGGTTTTGTATTGTTGATAACTGGATTTCTATACGTCACGCTGGCATATCTCCAAATCCACCAGAGATCGTTACGCCACCACCTCTTGTCCGAACGCCTTGTTTCTTTGGCTGATCCTTATGATCCACGATTTTCCCTTGAGCAAGTTCTTTCTCTTTTTGCTGTTTTCCCATAGGCTTGTGCATTTCCAAATATTGCTCAACAGTTAACCCTCTTTGTCTTGCGAGCTCAAATACCTGTGGGTCATCTTTCACTTCAATTCCAAGATGCTCGATATTCCGTTCAGCAAGAACTTCAAGAGCTGCACGATCTGGACCCTCATACATCTCACCTTTTTTCTCATCGTAAACACGCTCTTTAGCGGGTTTCCAAATCCCGTTCGGACTAATCCAACTAGGCATTGCTTTTCTCCCTTGTTTGGGATTAGGAGGTCAGGTTCCCCTCCGTCATTCTCCCTTGTTTAACTAAGTTCAATTCGATAGGTTAGGACAACAGAAACCGCTGAACCAATGTCAATAAAACAACCGGCATCGAACAGAATCCCATGGGGACCAAAGTCCAATGTTACTGTTTTACTGACCGCTCCAGCTGCCGTCACCCAAACCGTTGCACTATCCGTACCACCATCCCTAAGCACAAGATCCCTTGCTGTGCCGTCGGAAAGCCATGTTGCTGAGAAAACTCGGACGTGTTTCCCAGAACCAACCGCTAAATCAACATCAGTATAAACTGAATCACTATTCTCTAAGCCAAACATAATTCCTCCTTATGATTAAGATTATTCAGGATTCCATCAAGAAATGCGTAGTCAATTCCTCTAATCTTTGGTTTGTAGTTTGCCGTTCTGTCAATGTTTAAAAGATCTTCTCTTAAGATAAGATCGTGTTCTTTACAATAATTGAAAATTCCAGTTCCGGGGATAGGGGTAAAATAGAACACCAGCTTTGCGTCCGGCTTGATATTCTTAATCATTTGATAAGTATTCATTGCTTCATCTGGAGTTTCAGTTGGGAGCCCAAGCATGAACGTTCCAAATATCTTCACTCCGTATTTTTTACAGATCTCTGCCGCACGAAGGTTTGTTGCAACAGTAGTTCCTTTCTTAAGAAATTGAAGAAGCCGATCAGTTCCAGTTTCGAATCCGATGACAAACCATTCAACTCCAATCTCTGCAAGCATTCTAACTGTCTCTTCGTCACGACAGATAATATCCGCTCGGTTGCAGACGACCATTTCGGCATCGAATCCTTCGGCTTTGTATTTCTCACAGAACTCCTTTAACCAGACTTTATTGAGAGTAAATGTATCATCCCACCACGTGATGCTCTTGAAATGATGTTTCTCTCTTAGTTCTTTTAATTCTCCGATGACATGATCTACTGTCCTAGCCCTAGTTCCTTTTCCAAAAACCATTCTTTCTGCATCTTGGCAGTACTGGCACTGGAATGGACAGCCTCTAGCACTAATCATCGTAACCATTGGGATAGCTTGCTCCGGAGCAAAAGCACAAGCCTTCTCATAATCATAATCAAAAGCATCCCTATCCACGTAAGGAAGGGAGGAAAGATCTGGCTGAATGCCTTTAATAACTCGGTCGGTTATCAGACCTTCAAGCAATTGAACAATAACCATTTCACCTTCATTGGTGATAATGTGATCTATGTTCTTGTCGTCTTCCCAGATATGCGTGTCAAGAGTTGGGGAAAGTCCACCAACAACGGTTTTAATGCTAGGAAAGTTCTGTTTTGCAAGTTTTGCGGCTTGTTTCGCAGCTTTGGTATCCAGATAAGAAGCGGATATCCCTAACCACTCCGGTTGAAAATCCTGAAGAGCGGAACAGTAATCTACCCAGCTCCGCATCTGTCTTAAATCCAGAAGACGAACTTCATGACCAGCTCTCTTGAGAACAGCAGAAATCATTCCAATTCCATGATGAATCCAACCTCGTTCACCATTGAATCCGCATTGTCTTCCAAGAAAGCCAGTAATCCCAATCCCAGGATATACCAACGCTACTTTAGACATTTCTCTTTCCTGACGTTATCTCTTACCCGCAAATTGAAGATGAATGAATTTGCAAGCATACGTTCCCTAGCTTTCTCAATTGTTTCCATGTTCAGCCCACGATGGGTTAAGCAATAGTCATAACAACCAAATACCGCTATCCCTGCGCTCATTAACCTGTGACAGAAGTTATGGTCTGTTGCGTAAGTGCAAGGAGTATTAGCCGCATTCTCATTTAGGTCAAAATAAGGTTCTTCAAGATAATCAAAGACCATTCTCTTAATCAGTGTCATTCCAAAACCAACCAGATAAACTGGAATGATTCCTTTTGGACCAATAAGCTCCATTAATCCTTTGTTCATACTTAGAGGACGCATTGGAAGGATTACATAAGGAGAATGTCGTGAGAAGTATTTAATCCCAATTAAGGGTTTATCTGCTTCTACCAAAGCATCCAGCATCTCAAGAGTGAAGCCCCAGTTATCGTCCTCAACCATCAGAAGATATTGCTTACCGGTTTTCAGGAATCTTTCAGCAATCTGGTTCTGAGCATCTTTAAGCTCTTTCCCATAAATGGAAAGACATTCGATGTCATATTTCAAAGAACAAGAAACAAGGAAATCGGATAGGGACTTCGTAAACTCATCGTGCGGTTTGTGGCAAGCTGCGCCTACGAATATCCCTATCCGATTCTCCATTACTCTAGGTTAATCTTAATCGCAGCATGACCCGTAGAATCACCAAGGTCCAAGAAAATGCCAACGATAGGATTCTTCCCATAATACGTCGCATAGGTGCTATTCCCACCCATGATCGTGACAGCGCCAGCGGTCAGATTCGACAGAGTGGCAACGGCACCGATAGTCGGGACGTTAACATCCTGAAGAATACCGCAGATGCCCTTCGTCTGAATCCAGCCAAACGGCTGTTCAGAAACGTCCATCGTCGAACAAGAAACACCAACAACCGAAGAATCAGTCGTTGTGGCGACTTCAAGGTCGTGATAGAGCGACCCAATAATGGCAACGTCCGAAGCAGTCGTCAGAGCAACCTGAAGCGGTTGCGCTAACTCAATCCTGAAGTTACCGGAAGCAGGGTCATCCGTTGCGGTGTTACCTTTGATGTCGTAGGTGTAACCTTCCCCAGCATCATCAGTACAAACCAGCTTCCCACCAACGAACTGATTAGCAGTAATAGACGCAAGCGTGTATTCCACGAAACGGCTACCAATCTTGCTATCATTTGTGTTATCGGACGAAGCAGACGCAACAACATGGTTATCATCGTCCACCTGGCAAGTTTCGCTAATGTCAGTAGAAACGAGAACACCACGGTTCGTATCCGCCCCGAAATGGGCATACCGATACACAGCACCATCAGCACATTCCACCTTGAACCCAAGAGGGAACTTCTGAGAAGCATGCATATCGAACTTGTTAAAATCCGCCAATGTCGGCGGAGGAGTCACACGATTTGAAGCATACGCAGTTGAAAGAACAGCCATTTTCACTCCTTTGCCCCTCTGCTAAGTTCAACATATCGGGCATTGTTTGACGGGGGCTTTCGCCCCCGCCGTTAATTTGAGTTACGATTTGGAAAGAACATAAATCACTCCAGTACGATTGTCTTCACCGACGTTGAAAGTCATCACGCCAGTAGCAGCAGTCGTTAGAGTGATATCAATTCCTTCTTTAGTTTGAGTTCCATCATCTGTCAGATTGCCCCAGTATCCAACAATGCCAGGGATTTTGGAGGTCCATGTATCTCCATCATCAATGTCACTGGTGGAAAAAGTAGCAATATGCAAAGTCAGGGAACCGAGATTTTCCCTAAGAACACTATCGGGTGTTTTAGCAGCCATGTATCACCACCTATCAAGAAACACTGGTTAACTTACCGAGTCTACGCCTATTATTGGTCGTTTGCTGACCTCTCCAAAGGATGAACGCAACTTTAACGGTCTGGTTCGTAGGAGCAATAAACGGAGTCGTAACAAGATCCGTTTCGCTATCCACGCACAGATTCCAGTAGTTCGTGTTCAACATATAGAGAACGCCAGAATCAACGTATTGATCGTAAACGATAGGAATACCTTTAAACGTAAGATTGGTAAACCCAGCATTTGCGGTCGTTGTATTCTGCAAACGCTCGATAGGTAAACGGGTCTGCTCATACTTCTGGAAAATGGCTGAAGTCGTTAGAATATGCGTAGGATTATCCTGAGCCGAAGAACTCGACAAAGCATAATACAACGTGGACATATCCGTTAGACCTTGAGCCGCAAAAGCTCCAGAAGTCGTTGACGTTGCTTGCCAGAACGTATCCGTTCCACCAGCAATCGTTCCCAACGTTCCCGTACTAACGAGCGTTGACAACGGGATCAGGTTGTTTGCTTCACTAACTGACGTAACCAAAGCCTGACCGAGACGATCTTTAATCGCCATTTCTGCCAACTGAATACGAGTTCCGACAAGATCAAGCAACTTATGACTTGAACCAGCGTTCTGTCTCTCGTCATCACGAGTGATCTGAATCGGTTCGTAAGCGTTTTGCCACTTATACTCGCAGAGCATAGTGTTATCGCCCTGAGTAGTGTTAAGAGGATCCGCTCCCAAATAAAATCCACCATCGGTCTGCTTTGCACTAACGATATGCTCGACGCAAACTGTTACTTAAAATTGACCTTGAGAAGTTAATTATGTGAAAGAACGATATTGCTCATTCTTCTCAAGGCGGATTCGGCATCACTGCCAAATCTCTGCGAATTACTCCGCAGTTCAGACTCTATCATCACCAGTAAACCTCTGGTGTCTGGCGTATTAGTCGTTACGGGTCCTCTATGATTAAGCGTCTTAATTATGGAATGAATTTCTTCCCGAAGATTAAGAGGGAACTTGAAATGTTTCAGACAAGTTCTAACTGAATTTTCTTGAAGCAAACGATACGCTGCAAGAATATCAGCTTGTTTACGCTTAATTAGCAAATATGGACGAACAGCTTCGATTAACCGTCCAGCTTGCCCACAGTTTATATGCCAAGTATATGCAACCTTATGCTTATTTTGGTTTTCAGGTTTTACTGTCTTGGCATAATAGTTAGCTCCAAAGTTCTGAACTAACCATTCCATAATCTCAAGAGAGGAATTAGTGATGCAAAGACGAACTTTGTAGTTAGTAACTACGCCGTTCTTCTTCGCAGCTAGCAAACCAAGATAGCCTTCGCCATCAATGAGTCCTGCTAGATACGCTAATTTTTCTTGCTGAGTTATGTTGTCCATAGAATCTTCCCTCGGTATTGTCCTTAGTTTAAGGAGGTCCACCGATTTAGCCAGATTTCTTTAGCGCCATTGTTGTTAACGCTAACTCCACCATCGATCATACGTTTACGACCGGCTTCATTCAGAATACGGAGAGCCGGGACGTCGTTATCAATCTGTAATCTCCGATTTTCATCGGAGTGTCGGACTATATCATCCCTTTCGGGGGGTGTCCTTTAGTCTCTACGCACGCCAGGGAGTTGTCGCTCCCAGCTTGGTTCGGGGTTACCTCGCTATTAGGCAGGGGCTTCTCCGAGTTCACACCCTTTGCTATGATGCTACGACCTTTTCTATTGAGAATGTGCATCTGTTCTTTAATTCTCATTCTCGCATCAAACAGCGAATCAGGAGCGCCGTTACATCCGTAAATGTTATTGTCTTTAGACATATACGTTTGTAACATTTCAAGAGCTAATTGAGCCTGTCTGCGCTTAATAATCAGAACAGGTTCTACTAAAGCAAGTAGCTCTTTCGCTTTCTGGGCTTCCACATACCAGGTATACATATCTTTCCAGTTGTGGATGCCTTTATCTCTTCGCCGATGATGAACATACCCGCCAAGAAGCTCTTTGACAAAATTCAGAACTTCTCCACAGGAATTGTAAATAGAAACTCTGACCTGAAAACGAGGACGACCGCTTTTAGATACATAGTGAGTAATGCCAATAGTCCCCTCACCATCTATCAGTCCTGCGATATATCCTAGTTGTCTATCAGTTAGTTGTATCATCAAAGGTCCATAACTTACGTTTAGACGTTATCGATCAACTGCTTTCTGTAATCTGCCAAAGAAGTCGTTAGTACAATGCTGTCCGTATTGGCGGCTTGGGACATCGAAGGAATAAAAACTTCACCGCTCATTTGTAACTCCTTTTCTAAATTTTAATACCTAGTTTTTTAGCGTTCTGAATGGCAAGACGCTTAAAATATTCCGTCCCACTTTCGTGGTTGCCTTTCTTCGGAACGTCTTTAGATTGAGAAATGTTAATTCCAGAAGCGGCAGAAGAAGCATTGACCTTTTCTGTAAGGTCAAGGTTTCTATCCTGTCTTCCAAGAGCATAAGCACGCTTAACAGCATTTTCATAGTCGATGGCTTTCCAGAGATGCTCTCTTGTGGCTTGTACCTTTCCGGTCAGAAGCCCGTGAAATATCGCATCGACATCCTTGGGTTCGTAGTTCTTGTAACGAGTCTTGAGTTCCATATCTTGCTTATCCCACTCCTGCTTCTGGAAGAATTGGTCCATTCTATGCCTATCTTCAATCTGAGCTTTGCGAGTATCGTAAAGCAAGGATTTCTCTTTCGGAGAAAGGTAACTCCATTCCTCGTCACTAAGTCCTGAACCCTCCGGATTTTGCTGAAATTGGCGTTCTTGCTGAAGCTGATTTACTTGTTGCTTGAAGGTAGGATCATTTAAAAGCTGTTGAACGGATTCTTTATCCCATCCACGCTGTTTAACTTGTTCCGCTTCCTGCCGAAGTCGTGCAGCTTCTTGAAACTTTTCATCAGCACCTTTGTACAAAGTCTGCTGGAAAAGCTTTACCTGCTCCTGCATTTCTGGAGGTAATTTCGACAGTTCCTCATTAAATTGATTTCTGTCGTACTTCTTCTCAGTTTCCTGAGATTTCTCAAGTGAGACTTCTGAAACTCTAGAGGTAAGGTCTTGATCTGCCGCTTGAACGGGTTGATCGACCTGTTCCGGAGCTTGTTCTGTCTGTTGAGTTACAACTTGATCGTCTTGCATTATTACTCCTTCTGGGTAGGTTTCCCCGCCAGTTGGTTAGACTACGTTTTGCTGTTGGCTAGCTAAGGATTTCAGAAGAATGTCCTGAACGGTCATTCTCTGCTTATCCTCAACTTCGCATTTATCAATATTAAGTTCGATGTATTCTTCGGTATTCTCTAAATGCTTCATCCTTAGAGAACCTTCGCACTTAATAGTTACCTCCTGTCCCGGATACAATCTTGCCAGTTCAGGATAATCGGTCGCACTTAAAATCAATGAGTTAGTCCTCATTTTCTGGTTTCCTATAGTATTTTCCGTTAAACAAATAAATTTCTACCCACTCATCTCTGTCAAATCCATGAAGCAATTCATTTATTCTACCGCTAAACATTCTTGCCAGATGACAAGTGTATTCATCGGGAACAGTATTAAACCCAGAGGATATTATATCCTCATAGTTTCCCTGTACAATTTTTAACATTACTATAAAATCCGTCTTTCCCAAGTTGTGGTACTTGTTTAGGAGGATTCTCTACAATGTTTTGTTTGTTTACTTCGGAATGACCAAAGAAGTTATTGTCCATATTTGATTTAATTGCCCTAAATACAGATTTGTAGAATTTCTTTCCAGAAGCTCCTTCAACCAAACCAACACCTTTTATTTCAGCAACTTGCCCACCACTAATCCCAGCCGATTTTGCTGCTCGTTGTGCACCTTTTACGGCAGATTTCCCAGCTTTTTTTGCTATCACTCTAAGAATATGAGATAGAGCCATTATAGTCTCCCTGTGCAATTCTTAACATTACTGTAAAATCCATCTTTTCCAAGTTGTGGTACTTGCTTGGGAGGATTCTTTACAATGTTCTGCTTGCCGACTTTTGAGTGACCGAAAAATTTAGAATCTTTTTTAGAATCTTTCTTTTTATTTTTTAGAGCGTAGACAGTCCCGACTGCAGCCGCATTTGCGCCATGAAAATACTTTCTATCTCCGGGTTTAATATGCTCAAGACCCATTAAATATCCTGCGTTTCTTGCAGCTTTCGGATCTTCAAACCTCGATGCAGCGATCATGCCTTCTTTAATGCCCCTCGCCGTTCGCATATACCCTTCAATCCCTCTTTTAATTGCACTTCCAATACCCATTAGAACCATCCCCCTTTATTTGCACTTATTAGAAACATCGTGGTAGAAACCTTTAAAGGCTTGACCTTTCTTTAGGTCTTTAGAATTCTTAATATCTGTTCCAGAAAGTTTCCGGATTTCTTTTTTAACTCCAGCACCAACAATCATTCCACCAACAACGCCACCACCAATAGCTTTTAGCCAAGACATTAGAACCATCCTCCTTTAGAGCTATTAACTTTATTCAGTAAATCTTTAGGAACTGATTTTACCTGCGCTTTTCGTAATTCTTTTTGGACGCAACCAGAGACTCTTCCGCTTCGTTCAACTTCTCTGACGATATCTCTTGCCCAGCGAGAAGGGACATACTTCTTTCTCTCTCTAGGCTTAACATTCTTGGGATCATATGGCTCAAGCCCCCTTGCTTTAATATCTGCAAGGTAATCCTTTGAAGATCCGTAATATCGTCCGGTTCCTTGGTTGTAATGTGGTTTAAATCTTTTTGAGTCATTTTTTATAATTATATACATTAGGCTGTCGCTCCTACAGCCTTTGGTGCTTGTTTGGCTTCAAGTTCCTGTTGCATCATTCCGTGCTGCTGAAGCAACTCAATCAGTGGCTGATAAACCTCTGGATTTGTTCCTGTTACTTCCAATAAGGTTAATACTGCCTGATATACTTCCATCTGAACTTTATGGTCATCCCCTTCTTGCGCAGGAACTATTTCTTGTCCTTGAATTGCGGCTAAGACATTTCCGTGAGCAAGTTTTAATTGCTGAATTGAGGCGAAGCCCAGCGATTCTTCCTGACGGATTCTCCGAAATACTTCGGGATCACGAATCTTCAAACGCATTAGAAGCGATTCAATAATAGGATAAATATTAAACGTAAATCCTTCTGTCTGAAGTTTTTGGAAAATCGCTGGGTTCGATAGGGCACTAAACATTAACTGTAGAATCTGTTGAAGTTGTTGAGTCTCCTTTTCTGGGTTCTCTGGCAACATTGACAAAATGTCTAATTCAACATCAGTTTCTGCTTGGATTTCCTCCTTTGTCGGGTTTTCTGACCATTCAATATCTAGACTTCCTGTTATGCGAACTGCTTCCTTATAAGGCATGAACTGCTTTAAAAGTTGATTCAAATAACGAATGGAAGCTCTAATAAAATCAGCCATGATGTCTTGCCTGTACTGCGGTTTAACCGCTCCGCCAGCAGCCCTAATATTTACACTTGTCGCAGATTCCTCGCCCGAATGAATAAATCCTCTTTTGAGATCCGTAACACCGGACTTATCCTGAAGCTCTCTGTCGATCCTTTGATCAATCAAGTAAAGCTCGTTTGACGCACCGGCTCCACCGGACTGAACAAGCATTTTCCCATTAACAGTATCGCCATCTTTTAGAATAATTGTTTGATCGCCAACCTGAGCCTTTTGGAGATCCTCTTCGTTGGTTCCGTCTTTTGCGATCATTACCCAAACCTTAGAATTCTCTTGGGCATTTCTAATCTGGAGATTCCGAATAATATTTTTATTATCGATAATCGATTCGTATGTTTTTATGTCATCTAACCCAAAGCAGGAATCAGGCATTTCATTGAATTGGAGAATTTGAACTGGGAAACCTTCGGCTTTATAATTCCAATTGCTAATTCTTAATGGTTTTTCCTGCTCTTCGCAAAGAAGAATTACTTTGCCGCTTTCCCCGTCTTTTCTTTCTTTCTTTGTGGGTCTCCGGAATATCTCATAAACCCTGACGAATCTTGCGGCGGTAGAATCCCGATATTCAGAATCTGCGTAATCAAGCAATGACTTAATTGAACCACCGGCTGTAATAATGTCTTTTCCGCCTTTTTTGAGGATCCCGTCTTTAATTGCTTCGCCATATCCTTTGAATCCTTTAATCTTTTCAACATCGAAATCTAATTTGTCATCATCAAGTAAATCCTCGTAAGGAACATCAAAGCACCTTGCAACCCAGCGGGCTTTATCAAGATTAGAAATGTTTACGGCTGGATCAAAAAGAAATCTTGTCGGTGAAATTCTTTCAACAAAAACCTTTTCGGATTTAATGTAATAACTTGCTTCTTCGGTCATTCCGAAGTCGCCTTTGTATCCATGCCATAAAACACCATGAGTCCCTACAAGAGCATCAAATAAACATCTCTGGACTTCCCGTTTATAACCGATTTCACCAAGACAGTAATTCAAAATCGCTTCCTGCGTTTTTGCGGCTTTCGTTCCATCAACTTGCGCTTCAACCATCTCTCCGGAAAGCGGATCTCTCTTCTTCGTTATATAAATTTTGTTTCTTGGCTTTAGATAAACTTTTGGATTCCTGTAGTAAATTGACGGGATATTAAATTGCACAATCGGATAGACCTCATTGAGATAAATATCCCAATCTATCCCAATCTCTGGAATGTAATCGCCAATGTAACGATCTAGATTTTTCTTTAGACAGGGGACTAATTCTTTTTCATTTCGGACTTCGGCAAGTTTAATTTCATTATGGATTGTTGTTAATTGCTCTTCGGATAACTTGATCTTTCCCATAGGTATCGCTTAGCCCCTTGTTTGACTTAATCTTAAAAGATCGTTAACTAATCCCTATACTTTCATTATACGGTATTACATATTATTCTTGCAAGATAATTAATTTTAGTGTATCGTATGAGATATGGACGAGATAATGGATTTAGAGATAAAAAAATGCTTAGATAGAGCATTTAGAGATATGGATCAAAGAACTGCTCATAAGCTGGATATACTGCCTCTGCCGGTTGCGCTCGCAATGGCAATTAGGATGGGGAAACTTCTCCTTGAACAGGATGAATGGAATTCACTGAAGAAAAAAATGAAGATTACTAAATGGGAGAGATTCATTGACCGACTTCGATCTTTTTACAGCAACCTGCCCAAAATGCGAGCATACTTGGGTTCTAAGAGTAAAAAATCCTAAACTATGCCCAAACTGCAAAAAAAGACTGTCCTTACTTCCAAGAAACCTTGAAGGGAAGAGTGGAAACAGGCTTGTTCTTAACTAGGAATTTTCCAAGATACTTCTTCGGCGGATACTTCTTCTTTAAAACCTGATTGCGCCACCAGTTGAAATGATCTTCGGGAATAGCAGCCTTTGACGGGCTTTTAGGAAACTGCAGTAGCTGAACTAACCCTTGCTCGGCATC